ACATCATTTGATTCAACCCAACCGATAAGTTCTGTTTTTTTACCAGTTACGGGAGAAACATATTCTGATTCTGTAGACATAAAAACAGAATCACTATCTGCACAATAAAAAATGTTTTGCATTTTTACATCTGCAGCAATACCCTTAAAAATCATTTGACCATTTACTTTTTCAATAGACAATATGTTACAAAGTTCATTTGCTGGTGAATCAACTATTGATAACTCTACTAATGCATAGTCTTTAATAAAACGAACACTTTGTCCTGTAGCTTTATTAACTTCATTGTCTGAATCTAGAATTTTTCCGCCGATTGAAAAACCTTGAAGAGTTCCATCTAATACTTTTTCCCAAGTATCTTGTGCGCCCTTTGAAATGTATGCATCTACATATACACCGTTGTAAAATTGTTTTGATTTTGGATCATAATATGTTTCTGGTCTAAATGAAACAACTTTTCCAACAGCAGTTGGTTGATGCATTTCTCTCAAATTACCACGGAAATTTTCGAAAGCTTTCATGCTTGCTTCCATTGTGACAACGTCACCAGTCTGGTCCAGGTTGTCTAATGTAGCAAATCCTGAGACTGTTCTTTTTTCTCTATTGACCTTCGTAAATGGAACTGCTAAATTAATAACATTTCCATTTGAAGACCAATGTGATTTTTCAATGGTCATATGTGTATATTATAGACTTCTATATATCTAAAGGCAAATAACTAGTTGAGTAGGACTACTCGACTTGTCTTCCGTCGCCCTTGGCATTCCTACCTTCTCCAGAATTATCTGGTGAATTTGCTGCCCGTTCCCCATCTCGTGCCCTACTTTGCATAGCCTGGGCTTTAATTTCTGCTGCCTGAGCCTGTAAATCTACAACCTCATCGCCACCATCTCTAGGAACCATACCCATTCTTACTCTAATTTCATTAGGAGTAATTACCTGTAATCTTAAATATCTTTCATCAATTTTAGACTGGGTATCAGCATCAGTTAAACTTAACTCATTAAATTTAAGGTTTAATGCATCAGTCATTTCTTCAATTATCTTATTTAATTTCTTTTCTAATATATCTTGAGCTGGAGCACAAACTTGCTCTTTAAATGTTTTATCTGCATCCCTAGCATTTGCTAATGATATTCCTGTAGCAGTTCCAATTTTATTAATCGGAACCCTATGGGCCATTAATATTTCATCTCTATTTGACGTTCTATAAACGTTGAATGAGGATTCTTGTTGTCCCGCTTCGATTGGCTCCATCTTAAATTCAACCTTAGAATCTGGAGAGTCTGGAGGCAAAGGAATATATAAAGATCTATGGTTTTTACCTTTTAATCCAACCTGGAAAAATTCTAATAACTTACGCTCAGATTCTGTAGATAATTTTGCACCCTTAACAGTAATAATATATCTTGGAACTGCTTTATTTTCAAAATAATCAAGATTATATTTACCAGCAAACTCATTTCCTGCCATGGCGCTTTGAGCTGCGATAATGTCTGGAATTCCATAATAATTATTTTTTGGAGTATATTTCTTTAAATGAATAATTTCATTTGGACGATCAGTAGAACCTGCAATTGGGTTTGCTGTTTCTGTATCTCCAAAATTTCTAAAGAATACTGCCTTGCCATACAGCAACTGCACAAAACCGTCTCTAAGGCGTCTTACACGCATTGTCTTTGATGGGATATGTCCTATGTATCCAATCTTTCCGCCAGTGGTTCTACCGACCTCCAGATAGCCATTACCAGTGGCTTCTACGTCGGTGTAAAACTTAATAAGTGTTTCTTTAAATGTTTCTTCTTCATTGCAGTCCTCAAGCCATTGATGCAAATCTTGTTTAATTCTATTTAATTTTCTGCGGGCTCTTTCTAATTGCTTTTCATCTTCTATTGAATCTAACATATCTGTAGTTTTTCTAGACTCAATGAAATCAAAACCCAATCCCACAATGTTAGACACTTTGGCATTAATTGCAGCATAATTGTAAGGAGAAATTTCATAGATAGTAGATAAATAATCTAAATTATATTCTGGCTGAACAAGATCAAATAAAGCATATCCGCTTACAGCTTGCTGTATTAATAATTGTTGTGTTGCCGCTCCATCTGTTCCAGTAAATCTTTTTTGAATATCTCTACTTACTTTTCGTCTGAAAGATGGACCAAGGCCATTTAGTTTAAGTATTTCTTCACCTTCAACTAAAAATGGGTCATTTGAATTATTTGTAGCTGGAGAATTAAATTTCATCCAATCCGCCACATTTGATATCTCTATATTAGTTGATTGTTCATCTTCTTCGTACTGAATCATCTTTTATTCCTTTTTGCTGCTTTCATTTCATCTTTATAAACACCAATGTCTAACGGATCTGGAGTTAATCCCCAATTCAATCTTTGCTTTTGATATTCAAATTCTTCGTCATCAATTTTTCTTCTACCTTCAAGAAATAATGGTTGGCCAACATCTATTCCATAATGTCTTACGGCATCCGCAAGCATATTCATTTTTACTCTGTCGCCACGCATTGCCAATATAGATAGAAAATTTCCATCGTCGTCACCGATCCATCTTCCATCTGGCATTTCCCAAACGTATGTTCCAAGGCGTGTTTCACCTTGTTGAAATTTTGCACTCGTTTTTTTAATGTCCATATGTACTTATTCTACCACTTTAAACACTTCAAGTCCAGCTTTTTGTCAACCAATATGACAAAATTAAGCGTTATCTAACACAACCCAGTCAAAATCATATGTGGAAGGCCCAATATCGTTTAATGTCATTACAGATGGGCTATTTGAGATGCTTTCATTACCTATATAAATATTATAATTAGTTAAATGTTCTATGTTTTCGCTTTCATAAATTGCAATAAGGCTGTATAAGTTATTATCCAGGGTACCAGTTCTGACTGAATTTTCTGATTTTGTATTAAACCATATTTGACCAGTGATGGGGTTATTTGTTTTTATTAATATATAATTTGGCTCATCGATGTTTAAATAAGAAGATATATTTGTTGCCAAAGATACATCTTGACCATTTATATATAAGCCAGATATATTAGATTTTGTTAAAGCTCCATTAGACATCCAAGATACACTATACTCTAAACTATCAGTATTATTATAAATTAAATATCCAGATCCTAAAGATTTGGGTGTAAATATTAATTCTATAGATTGATTTTCATCTACTGTTTCTAGGTAAAATCCCGCCCCCAAAGATCTAATTCCATTATCATAATTTCTAGAAATTAATTGGTATTCTCTGTTAGAAAAATCTACATCCCAACACGGAACAGATTCAGTTTCTGATACTGAAATAAAAGATCTTCCGTTATGAGAATAAAGTTTTTTATCTTCATAAAGATATACGCCAATATAATATAATTCTGGAACATATAAATTTATGTCATCTGAATTAAACTCTACCTTAAAATATATTTCTTTTTCATTTAAAAATGTTTGTCCAAGACATATGCCTGGGATATAAGATCCATTTGTACATTCTTCCCATATAGTGTTTTCTCCATCATAATTTAGTGAAGAGTATACAGATATCCCTTCTCCGCCAAACCATTCTATTTTTGATGAAATATAATTTTTAGATGATGATGGTCCTATTGATGTTAAAAAATATGCATTTGTAGTTCCGCTTAAATATAAACTATTTGTTGTTTTTCTGTGTATTATATTATCATTTTCAAAAAGGTTAAATGGAATATATGATGGCCATGCAAATTGATCTGGTTGATATTGATGTTGCAATGTTGATTTAAATAGCTGTCCAAAATTACTTTTTACAACTTGAACACTAGTATTTGTATCTACATGCTGGTAGTGAGAAATTACTTTATTAATATTTAAAGAATATCTATATATGGCTGGAGAATCTATTAAAAAATATTCGCCTGTTGCCGATGGACCACTTTTAATAGATAATTCTTCATTTGAAAATATTATTGGATCTATAAATTTAGAAACAACTAATTGAGAATCAACATATAATCTTATTACATTTATTTCATATGTTGCAACGACGTGAAATGATTTATTTCTATACGGGACTGCATAATCAATTCTTTCAGATTCTAATTTAAAAACAATATTGCCATTATCCCAATATATACCAATACCAGAATTATCTGCGAGTATAGGCGTTAGCCCTGTTATATTTTTGGGATGAAACCAAACTTCAAAAGAAAAATCATTATCCTCTGTTTTTTGTATTCCAAATCCACCAACTCCTAGCTGTCCAGAAAAATCTTTTGTTATATTAAAATCAATTGTTTGATTTTCTGTAATTTTATTAGAGTGTAATCCACCTGGGACTAATGGTAGGTCTACTTTGTTTATTCCACCGATGTATTGCCCATCATTTCCACAACCAGAATAATCATAGGCAATTGCACCAGATGGTTCGTCTAATTTCCAAAAACCAACTGGTGAATCTTTTAATATTGCTGAATAATACATTTTATAATATGTTAGTTTTTACTAACCTATCTCCATTTAAATTAAATTTTCCTTTAATATAATATAAATCAGTTTTCTTATTAACACAAATATAATGCTCTATATTGCCTGGAATCATTATTGCTGTATTAGGTTCTGGATTTATGTATATGTTATGTTTTTTGTTAACACACATTGGTATTCCGTCTTCTTCTGGATTTATTAGTATATAAAAATTAATAGTATCTTCATCTTCTTCTTTAAAAATATTTTCAAAATTTTCAGATGCCGATATTTTTATTAATGATAAATCAAATAGATCTGTAGATTCTTTCATTGCAAAATTTAAATAATGTTCTTTACAAAACAAAATTCCTCTATAAAAACTATTATATATGTAAATAAGTTTTTGAATATTTCTTTTAGATATTCCGTCTTCATTTTTTATAAACTCTTTTGTTTGTATTTTTTCTGTAACACTTTTCCACTTTGAAATAAAATTATGAGTAGATTCATCCAGGTCACATTCATTTATGAATTCTATAAGTTTATCTGGTTCTGATAAAACATTTTTAAAGTATACAGTTCTATCGCCCATAATTGTTGGCAAGTACATCATTTTACGTTGAGACCTTTCATATAATATTGACCAAAAATTTTTTTTAGAACCCATTTCATTTCCAAACGGTATCCATTGGGTACCAAAAAAATGGAATCATATATTTGCTTCCTTCTGTTACTGGGAGAGGGTGATGCAAATATGGTCTATGTGCTGGAAACATTACCATGCTTCCAGCTTCTGGTTTAATTTTAATATTTTGTTCTGGAAAATATATTTCTCCACCTACATAATCATTATTTAAATATAAAACCCCAGAAACTACTGGATGAGATTTATCTGTTGGATCTTCTGAATCTACATGGGCCCCCATATCAACAGAAATATCATATTTTCTTATACTAAAATAATCTGGTAATTTTAAAAAATTACAACCTGTTTCTTTCATATAATTAGCAAAACATAAATCTGAAATAGCTTTGATTTTATACACTAGTAGGGACG